CGCAAATCCAAAAATTATATTAAATTACTGCAAATAAACAAATAAATAAAAATATAAAAATTAAAAATGTGGCTCAGTGAGACTTTTATATAAAATTGTAGAAGAAGTACTTACGCCTTTCTCCCCCACCATCCTCATAGGTGTTCAAAGTCTATTCAGGTGTGAGTGCTTAAGTGACTTCATTCCAAGGTATAATAATAAGGTAATAAAGCGGGTTTATAAATTAATTTTGAAATTAAGCAAAGTTTAAATTGGGTGTGATAGGCAATCCTTTGTGAGCTCTGTAGAACAGCTCTTGCCAGTCGTATTTGGCCATACAATCAGATGTGAGAGCAAGATTCTGCTTCCTCCAGATGTCCATACGCATTGTGTTGAAGCTTGGAATATCAACACCATTCAAGCATATTGATTCATCCTTAGGAAGCGCAGCATGCACTTGCTTCACAAATTCATCGTAATCCTCCTGATCGTGCCAAGACATGAAACGACAAGCGTCAACCACTCTACAAATCCTCCCAGAGACATTATCATCACAGTCTTTCTTGACCCAGTTCATTTCCTTATAACTAACATATTTTGGCATTGTTGGGACAACAATGTCTCCTACTTGTCTGAAATTGCTCTTAAGAAATGTAACTTGGTCAATAGTCTTGAAATCGGTAGTGAGTTCTCTTTTGTCTGCGGCTGTCACGTTGAAACCCGTGTCTGTAAGAACGGTGGCGATTGTAGCGGGGTTGTACCATTCTTGAATGGCTGGTGATATTGCCCCAACCACGTCGTCTCCTAAAGTAAAGACACGGACATACTCAGCCCATTGCGCCGGCGTGGCTGTAACACCACAATGATAACGCATGAGTCGATGAAACGCAACCATGTGTATCCACACATTAGCCAGTGAGTTGTACAAATCGGTAAGCCAGTTTCCAGACTTGTTTCCCTTGATGGTATATGCCACATTCTGTCCAATGAGAAGTTCCGTAAATCTGAGCTCGTGTGTCAACACACGACGGGCTTTCTTTTCCTCTTCAGTTGAGTTGGCGTAATACAAGTCAAAGAAACGATCCAAAAATTCGGTGAAACATCCAGGCACTGTGCTGTCAAACTTTCCATAGTCGAAATCATACATGTTGCCATCTCCGAAAGTCATGAGATGGTCCTTAATGACCTTAAACCACGTAGGTTTATCAAGTCCAATGGCATGTCCAAATACAGGTCCAGCATGAGTTCTGCAAAATCCAGCACATTTTCCAACCAGCTTCTTTAGGGCTGCTGTGTGATCCATAGGCGGCGACACAATATCTCGAGTCTTTCCGGCATCGACTTTCTCTTTTGGTCTAAGTTCGTCTTTAAGACAAACAATCCACAAAGATTTATCGACGCGCTTTCCCTCTCGAGCATCCTTCTGTCTTTTTTCATATTGCGTGAGAAATGACTCGCCGTACAACGGATGCACTTTATTTTTAGCTATGTCAGAAAACGTGTAATGAATTTTGCCTTCCTCATCGTAGTGAAGGTCCATAAGATCTTTCTTCTGCTTAGAAATATAATTCCAGATTCCAGCCGAAGTGTCTCTCTTCATTGAGACATTGCCATCTCCGTCTCCGTTCAACACTTCATCGTCTGTGAGTTCACTCATATCTCTTTCAGGAAAGAGATCGAAAACTTGTTTGAAATAATCTAACACAAATTGGGTTTCCTCCTCAGTCACTGCTAATACTGTCCTATCGTGGTGGTACTTCTGACTTACTTTCTTAAGGATAGCAGGTCTTTGCTGCGCGGGGGCATGGTCATCGGGCCACAGATCCTGATCGGCTAAGAGGCTAGGTTTAAACTTGGTCTTAGATGGGCAATAAATCTGGACGTTCTTATCATCCACAGTCTTTGCCACTCCTATGTGCTCAAAGCCGGCGTCCTGTACTTCCCAATGTTCAGGCACCTCTGTAGTTTGAACTACAGGTACATGATCAATGTGGTATGTTTTGGTAGCAGTGGCCTCCAATGAATCATAAGCGGTCTTACACAGCTCCACTGTCACCATAGCACAACCTGCAATGTTGGCATAGCTATCCTTGTTGACGTGTAATCCCATGATTTTACCAACCTTCGATGTATAAGGAAGGCCACAATCACCTGCACGCGTGGTGCCACTAGGCATGCGACATCTCACAAACAATGTATCCTCGGTGTTCATGCCTTTGGCGACAGTAGCCACGCCGTCTATAACAGCAGGAATTGTCTTCTCGCCAACCAAATCAAATCTAATGCTAACATCTCTAGCCAATCCTGACAAATGATTGTTGAGTTCTTGGTTGGTGCAAAGCATAGGCTCAATCTTTCTAACTCCAGGCATCGCTGTAGGCAATCTAACCATGGCACAGTCTATATCCTTTCCTGACGTACTGAACTGATGATAATATTCCAAACAGTAGTTGTTCCTGACCGGTTCCCCTCCATTAAGAGTAGGGTAAGTCATCCAGTAAATGCCGCCTTCTTTGCGAATAACTTCGACAAAATGATTCGGCATTATGACGTATCGGTCGGTGTACATCAAACCATAACCCAAATTGCCACAATCAGTGCCGACTCTAACCACTGCCTTACTAAGCTTATCTGGTGCAGATTGAGGCTCAGCTCTTACAACAGGCACTTGTTTGCGTGGCACTACTTTCCTTGTTTCGTGTTGATAATGTTGCACTTCAAAACTCGAAAATAGATAATTAACGAAAAGCATGATAAGACGCTGCAACGTAAAAACACAGACGTAGATAGCACACGCTCGACCTATCACTCCAAGAATGCTCCTTAAAACAACCTTATTATACCAATAAGCTCGAATTCCATTCCATTTTTTTTTCTCTTCCTGGTCATACTTGTGCATATTGTTCCATTCAC